TTTTTTTTTTTTTTTTTCGTTTGAGATTTGGCGCTATAAGGAGAACTCGTAAAGCACCAAGGCCCGAGGCCCGAGAACCCCTCACATATGACCCAAGGTCCCCGGCCCTATCACCTTCGCCCCCGGCCCAAGAACCCAGCCTCACCCCCAACCTTGACACCCCAACTTGTTTGTAGTACACAAGTCAAACTACCACAACAAACCACGGAGAATGAAGATGCCCAAGAACAAAGAACAGATGATCTGCCTGACCCTTGATCAGGCCAACGTAGCTCTGGCCTGTGCCCTGAACGACATCACCGCCAGCGAGTTTGGCGAGATGCCTGACTACGGGGATGTTGCCCAGATGACGTTCTACATGCAGCGCGCGGCGCTGGTGCTGCGCTTGACAAACGCGCTGCGGGCGCACGGGGAGGTGGTGTGATGACGAACAAGGCAACCAAGATCAAGTCCCGGCACGAGAGCCTGCAAACGCAGGTCTCTGCCTGCCCGCGGGAGGACGAGACGTACTGGCCCACGGGGGTTGTGATCGAGCAGGGGGCCGATGGTTGGTACGAGGACGCAATCCTTCTGGAGAGCGAGGGCCACGCTAGGCAGGTGGTTGGGGCCATCCGCAAGTGCGCTGCCGAGCTTGGCTGGGAGGTGGAGTGATGGCCATTAAACTCGGAGCAACCGACACCGACATCGTCATCTGCGCGCTGGAAGAGTACCGCCATTCTCTTGTCCGGTGCCGGGGCAAAATTGCCGCAAACGACCCCGACGGGGAGGACCTGCGTGACTCGTTCAACTGGGACATTGCAGCCGTGGATCGGATGATCAAGTCATTTACCCGCTCGTATGTGGCGCTGGAACGGTTGGGGAGATGGTAATGCGCTGGCTCTTCATGTGGCAAGACGAGGACCTGAACATGGCCTACGAAATCTATTCTTGCCAGACCCAGTTCGAGGCGCGAGAGCGGTTCGAGAACGACCACCCTGACATGCATGCCTTTGCCGTCATCAGCGGCGGAGACTTTGGCGTAGAGGAGTTTCACGCATGACAGAGAACGGAGACGACATCGTCGCGCGGCTGGAGCGTTTGGCCCGTAGGGCAGAGACATCGAAGACCTATGTCCAAGAGTTCCGCATGATGCGGGCAGAGGGCGTGGCGGACGTGATCTACGAGGCGATGAGCGCCATCGTGGACCTGCGGGCGGACATGTATCGCGCCGAAGAAGCGATCCTCGACATGGAGTTTAAGAAATGACCAAGGTCCGAGAGCCGAGCTCCGTTGTCGAGATGGCGGAGCTGTGCCGGAGGGCGCAGGATAAGGTCATGGCCATGAGCGGGGACAGGAAAGACCTGTACGACATGGCGCGGGCAATTGCTGACAGACTTCAGGATTGCGACTACTACGAAATCGACGCCAGCATTGGAAAGGCCACGGACGACATGTTCGAGCAGCTTTTCATGCACCGGGCGACACAAACCATCACAATCGACAAGGACTGTCGATTGCCCTCGAAGACCTGTGCTTTTTGGCAGCGGGGAACCACCATTCAGTTTCCGGACCGGGGCCCAGTCCCTTTCATGTACTTCGCCGTGGAGGAGAAGGACGGAACCTTTGTTTACGCGGTGTCGCCCTACTTCTCGACGATAATGTTTGGCGGGTACCAAGTCGAGGTTGAGGGCGGGACGCTTCTGGAGGAGGGCCAGACGGAGGAGGATCAACAATTGAACCTGAGCAATGTCCTGACCGTCGCGGCCATGTGCTCGATCCTGAACCAGCCTTCGTTCACCAAGAAAGAACCTGCCGGATCGAGGCAGGAGCGCCGCGCGGCCAAGCGCAGCGGGACTTACGCAGCCGACGCGTGGCACAAGATCACGTGGAACATCGGCGAGGAGGTCAAGGCCAAGCTCACCCGCGACGAGCCTGTGCGCTGCATGCCCCTGCACTACACGCGGGGCCATTGGCGCAGGGCCGAGGAGGGATGGAAGAACACCACGCTCCGCAAGGACGGGCTCTGGTACCAATGGATCGAGGGCTTCTGGTCTGGGCACCCGGCCTTCGGCATCAAGAAAGCATATCACGCACCAAAGATGGGAGACGCAGCATGATCAAACACAAGTACACCAAGTCCTGCCCCGAGTGCCAAGGTTCGGGGACCCAGCTCTTTGAGCGCGTCCACCGCCACTCCGCATCCAACGACAGCGGCTTCATTGAGGAGTACGAAGACGAATGCGAAAACTGCGGCGGGGTGGGCCGGATCGATGACGACGAGGAAGACGACAATGGCTAAGTGGAAAGTGACAGACGAGCCGTCCTTTGAGGGCGCGATCCGCATCATCAACTACGTCTCTGGTACGCAGCGGGCGAAGGACATCTTCGGCAACGAGGGCCCAGAGACGCCCGTCATCAACTGGCGGGTCGAGCAGCTCGGTCCGTGGGGCTGGCAACCTGTGCCTGTCTACTACGAAGAGGCTGACGGGACGCTGACGGAGATACCGGAATGACTGACCGCACCCTCACCCCCGAGGTCTACGGCGACTTCGGCCTGTTCATGGAACAGATGGGCCTGCGGCCCAAGCACATCGAAAATACTACGACAACCCCCCAGTCTAAGGTTTATCCCAAAGCGGAGACGAGCGACTGGTACAAGCAAGGCAAGGAGTGCCCATTTTGACAAGCGAACAACTCAGCCCGAACATGACGAAAGAACACCTCGACGCTGTCTTCGCCGCCCTGCCCAAGGACATGAGCAACGGTGAGCTCTGCGCCATCACGATGTCGATCTACAGCGAGTACTTGGATGGCCCCGGAGAGATCATCTCCGCGCTCATCAGCACGATCTACACCCTCGGCCTCTATTGGGGGATGAGCCGGGAGACCGTCTCAGAAGGTCTTCGGAAGACGGCAGACATGTACGATGAAGAACATGCCGAAGAAACGGCGCATTGAGATCGGCCAATTATCGGCCAATTAATTGGCCGATTACCACAACACACGGAAGGAAAGATCATGGCTATGGAATTGAATTACGACCCGTCCAAGGTCCGAACGTCCAAGGTCCGAGTAGCATCGGCCGCAGCATCAGGCGTGGTGTTCGGGTTTATCAGTGACGACACAAGCGCGGGCCAGCCCGAGGCCGTGGCCATTGCTCCGGCGATGGCGCGAATGAACAACCTGCGGATCGGCGAAGTGATCGATGTGTCCTACGTCCCCAACTTCCCGGAGCATGCTCATCGGGTTCCGTGGCGGGCGGTGGCGGTCTACCGGGACGAACCGCGCGAGGAAGCAAAGCCTGCCCCGCTCGCCGCCATCGCCGCGCTCGCCGAACCGACCCCTCCGATCCATCCGTCCCGTCAGACTCTTGAGCAGCAGGTTCTGGACGTGGTCATGGGCGGCGAGGTGTGGAACCGGGCCGAGGTCTATGTCGAGCTGTTCAACGAGCGGTTCGATTCATGGACAGCAACCGAGGTCCAACGCGCGAAGTACAACGCCATAGGAGCAGCGTTGCAGCGCCTGCACGACACTTCGAGCATCGCCTGCGCCAAGGTCTACGCGCCGGGCAGGAAGAATGCCACCTCTGTCTACTATGCCAAGAACACCTATGTCCTCGGGCGGGCGCTCATGGGGCTGGACGTAACCGAACAAGAAGGAGAAGCATGATGTTCTGGCGCAGAGAGCACAAGACAATGCCCGTGAGGGACGTGCAGTCCGAAGCGGTGGCGGCGATCATACAGGGGTCGGCGATCCTGCCGTCTCGGCGTCTGACAGGGGCGATCTTCACTGCCCTGCTCGACAACCCCGGCATCAGCGTGGCCGAGCTCGACGAGCTGGCCAACAAGATCAGCCGCCTTGCGTGGAACAGGGGGCGCAGATGACTTGGCGCGTCCCCAATGCGGTGCAGGCGGCGCTTGACGAGGTGTCAGCGGCGGGCTTGCAATACACCGTCGAGGACGGCGGCAAGCACTACAAGGTACGGGTGGCCGGGAAGCTGGCCGCCATCCTGCCCAAGGGCAAAGGCCTCAAGTGCGAGACCGACCGCCGGGCGCTTCTTAACATGCGGGCACAGGTGCGCCGCGTCATCAACGAGGTGAGAGCATGAGAGACTTCTGGGACAACGCCGTGCCGCTGGCAATCACCGCCGTTGCGGGGCTATTTTTCTACGGCATGGGGCAAATCATTTTTGCCGACTT